TAGCACAAGCATCTAAACAAGCAGTCCTAGAAAGCCGACAGAGGGGTGGTTCATTCGCAACTGCATTTGGTGGTTAATAATGGCTATATCTTATCCACTAGCAACACCTACTAATAAAACAATTCAGCAAGTAGCATTTTTTGCTAGAAATACAGTTGCAATATCTCAATCACCTTTCACTTATTCGCAACAAGTGCATAAATGGACAGGTCAAAGATGGGAAGCTGATATTACATTGCCACCAATGAAAAGAGCAGATGCTGAAGAATGGATATCTTTTTTAGTTAGTTTAAAGGGTTCATATGGCACATTTTTGCTAGGAGATCCATCAGCAGTAACAGCTAGAGGAACTGCATCAAGTTCACCGGGTACACCTGTAGTTAATGGTGCAAGTCAAACAGGAGATCAGTTAATTATTGATGGTGCAACTGTTAGTCAAACAGGTTATCTCAAAGCAGGTGATTATATTCAATTAGGTGCAGGTATAAATTCAAGATTACATAAGGTTCTTCAAGATGCTGACACTGATGGCTCTGGAAATACAACTTTAACAATATTCCCAGATATAAGAACATCACCATCTGATGATGAAACTGTAGTTGTGACATCTGCTAAAGGTGTTTTTAGGTTAAATGAGAATGTTGTTAATTGGAATGTAAATGAAGCATCTATTTATGGAATAACATTTGGTGCTATAGAAAGTTTATAAATGACTAGATCAATTACTTCAAATATGTTGACACAGTTTTCAGCTAAAGAAGTTGAATTATTTTTAGCATTAAAATTAAATTTTGATAGTGGAACAATTGCATTATGGACAGGTTATGGTGATATAACTTTCGGTTCTCAATTATATACTGGCGCAGGTACATTATTAGGTTTTAGTGTAGTAGAGGAAACATCTGAGATTGCTGCTAGAGGTGCACAAGTTACTTTAGATGGTATTCAAACATCAATCGTATCATTAGCTTTAACTGAAAGCTATCAAGGCAGACAAGCATTAATATATTTAGGTGCATTATCATCTGGTGCAGTTGTAGCTGATCCAACATTAATATTTGATGGTCGAATGGATGTTATGACCATTGAAGATAGTGGTGACACTTGCACAATATCATTGACTTTAGAAAGTCGATTAATTGATTTGGAAAGATCAAGAGTGAGAAGATACACAACCGAAGATCAAAAGGTTAATTTCTCAAATGATAAAGGTTTTGATTATGTGGCAGATTTAACAGATAAACAGGTTAACTGGGGTGGCTAATAGAGTTGCAAATTGGGAAAATCTTTTAGTTAAATATTTAGAAGATTGTAGAAATAAGCCTTTTGTTTGGGGAGAGCATGATTGTGCTTTATTTACTGCTAAATGGGAAAAAATATTAATTAATAAATCAAGATTTTCAGAATTTTTTAACAAATATAAAACTGCTTTAGGTTCTTTTAAGGCATTAAAAAAATATGGTAAAGGTAATCTTGTTAGTACAGTAGATGCAAAACTAGAAAAAATTGACAAGAAAAAAATTACAAGAGGTGATATAGTAAGTGTCAATACAAATGAGGGTATTGCATTGGGTATTTATACAGGAAATAAAATAGCAGTTGTTAGTTTAGATGGTTTAATTTTTTTATCGCTAGATGATGCGATAGATTGTTGGAGAATATAGATGCCACCAGTAGTCGTAGGAGCAGCAGTCGGTGCAGCAGTATCAACAGCAGCAACATATTACACAGTCGGATTAGCTGCAGGTGCAACATTAGCATCAACATTTGCAACTAATTTTGCTATCTCTTTAATTGGTTCAACTGCTTTAAGTGCTTTATCTGGTAGACCTAGTGGAAATTTTGGCGCACAAACACAAGGCAGATTAAGCAAGGAATTAATGACTAAACAAGCGATTGCTAATCGCAGAGTTATTTATGGAACTGCTAGAGTTTCCGGGCCTCTTGTTTACTTAGAAACAACATCAAATAATAAATTTTTACACGCTGTTATTCCATTAGCAGGGCATGAAGTCACTAACATACCATCATTTTTTATAGATGATGATGAGATAAAAGATAAACTAGCTATTTTACAGCAGCCAGATATACAAGTTAAAGTGACAACAGCATATGGCAATGCTACAACATCATCTTGGACTTTTATAGATGAAAGAAATCCTTTTTTTCAATCAAATACATTAAACATTGGTGGAATTAATTTTGGTGTTAATATTAATAAAAACTTAAATCCTTATAATAATAATTATAGTATTACTATCTCAACTGGTGGAATTTTCGTAGATTATACTGCTGTTGCATACTTAGGTGGTTCTGAAACTCCTGTAACATTAAGAACACTTCCTAGTTTAGCCAACTATGGAAATCCGAGTGGCAGCTCAACTTTTAATCGTGATACTCTTGGTGTAAGTTATCAAAGCGATGGTGATAATGATTATGCTAGACAAAATGCTGCATATTGTAGACCAGATGGATATACTGCAGAAGAATTTCAAACTGCAATAGGTGATCCCGAATATTCATTATATAATTCAGATGGAATTAGAAATGCAGATGGTGAGATTGTTAATGGAACTTATAAAAATAGATTAAGAATAAAAGTTCATTTAGGAACAGAAAATCAAGAAGCAGACGCAGATTTAGTATCTGAAAGTGGTGGGAAATGGACTAATGACCATAGATTGCAAGGTGTTGCTTATATTTATTTGAGATTACAATACGATCAAGATGTGTTTCCGAATGGAATACCTAATATATCAGCATTAGTTAATGGCAAGAAAGTTTTTGATCCTAGAGATAGCACAACACATTTTTCAACTAATCCTGCATTATGTTTAAGGGATTATTTATTAAATTCAGATTATGGTTTAGGTGTTAGTGCTTCAGAAATTAATGAAACAAGTTTTATAAATGCAGCTAATATCTGCGATGAAACTGTTGCTCTTTCAAGCGAAGAAATAACAACTAGAAACACAGATCAACAATATGACACTTATTATGAAGAATTTACTGTTGATGGATTTACTTATACTAATGTCGATGCACAAGGAATAATTTCAAATACACTTGAACACAGATATATATTAAATGGAACATTTGAAACTAGTGAAACACCCAAAACTATTATAGAAAATGTTTTAACCTCTTTAGGTGGAGTTTTAACATATACTGCAGGAGAGTTTTCACTAAAAGCAGCATCATATATAACACCATCAGACACATTAACTCAAGATGATCTAAGAGCAGGTGTTAGTGTTAAATCAAAAGAAAGTCGCAGAGATCAATTTAACTCTGTTAAGGGTGTTTTTACTTATCAAGCACAAAGATTAAAGCCAACTGATTATCCTTTAATAACATCATCAACATTTGTGGCTGAGGATAATAATGAAACAGTTTTCACTAATATAGATTTTCCATATACAGTCACTCCGACAATGGCTCAAAGATTAGCTAAAATTGCTTTATATTCTAATAGACAGCAATTATCTTTGGTTTTCCCTTGCAATCTAAGTGCTTTTAAATATCAAGTTGGAGATACTATAATGGTCAAGTTAGATCGTTATGGATTTTCTTCAAAAGTATTTGAGATAATGAAATGGTCTTTGGCTTTAGATCAAGATGATAATGGACAACCTGTTATGGGTGTTGATTTGTTATTAAAAGAAACAAGTTCTTCTGTTTATGATTGGAATGCAGAAGAAACATCATTTGTTTTAGACAATACGACTTTATTTGATGCTAAAACAGTTGCTGAACCGGGATTAACTGTAACAGATGAATTAAGAATTGTTAATGAAGAAGCTGTATCAGTTTTAATAGCAGATGTTAGTTCAAGTAATAATTCGGTTTCACAATTTGAGGTTCAAGCGAAAAAATCAACTGATACTGAATATGTAACAATAGGAAAAGGTGGCACAGGTCGTTATGAGCTACTGTCTGTTGAAGATGGTATTGTTTATGATGTTAGAGCAAGAGCAATAAATTCTTTAAATGTCAGATCAGCATTTACAATTGAGACACATCAAGTTGTCGGTAAAACAGACCCGCCTGCAGATGTTACAAATTTTCAAATTAACATTGTTGGTACTGAAGCTCATTTAAGTTGGACACCAGTACCAGATTTAGATTTATCACATTATATAATTAGACATTCACCTTTAACTAGTGGTGCTATTTTTGATAATGCAAATACATTAATAGATAAAGTGTCAAGACCAGCAAATACTGCTGTAGTTCCTGCATTAACTGGAACTTATTTTATTAGATCAGTTGATAAGATTAATTTATTATCTGCAAATGCTACTAGTAATGTGGCATTAATAGAAAATGTTAAAAATTTAAATTTTGTAGCTGAAACAGTACAAGATCCTAGTTTTAGTGGCAATAAAACAACCTTATTTGATCTAGGTGGCGCTTTGATTTTAGATACATCAATAAATTTTGATGATGGTTTTGATTTATTTGATGTTAATTATGGTTTTTTTGATGGTGGTGGAGGTCGAGTTGCTACTGAGGGAATATATGAATTTGATAATTATATTGATACTGGTGGAGCTTTTACAAGCAGAATAACAGCAAGGATTTTATCAGAGCGATTAGAATATGTTGATTTATTTGATGATGCTATTGGTCAATTTGATGATCGTGAGGGATTTTTTGATGGTGGTGGAACATTTGGAAATGTGAATGTTGAATTGCAAATAGCTAAAACAAATGATGATCCTGCAAATCCATCTGCGACTTATACACCATTTCAAAAGTTTATGGTGGGTGATTATTCTGGTAGAGGTTTTAAATTCAGAGCAGTTTTACAAAGTAATGATAGAGCTGCAACACCAAAGTTAACTGAATTAAAAGTGACTGTAGATATGGCAGAGAGAGTGTATTCACAAAGTGATATATCTAGTGGAACAGATACAAATGGTAAGGTGGTAACATTTACACCTGCATTTAAAGAGATATCTGGAATAGGTATAAGTGCAAGTAACTTAACAAGTGGTGATTATTATGTTATAACAAATAAAAGTGCTACAGGTTTCACAATAGAGTTCTTTAATAGTTCAAATGCGACAGTTGATAGGACTTTTGATTATGTCGTAAGAGGTTATGGAGAATTAGCAGCATGAGGATAGAATATGTCACAAAATGATTTTACAATTGCCAATCAAGGTTTCCCGGCATTTAGAGCAGATCTAAATTCAGCATTACAAGCATTGGCATCTAATAATTCTGGAGCAGCAGCACCTAGCACAACTTTTGCTAATATGTGGTGGTACGATACTACAAATAACATCATGTATATCAGAAACGAAGACAATGATGCGTGGATAAAGTTTGCAGAATTAGACCAAGCTAA